GGGACCAAGTGTATGGTACACAACACCGACCATTAACTCAACGGAAAAGGATGCTGTTATGCAGCGGACTACCAAGAAGAGATTCCCGGTTGCCACGCTGCAGAAGTCGTCGATGTACCCTGTTAAGGGGCGCCCCGGCGATATGCGTTGTGGGATATGTTGCAGGTACTATCATCAACATGACGAACTATTCGTCACGGAGAGGCTAGCATCTGGCGACTATATCTTCCATCGCGACAGCAACGGTGCAATTCAATGCACCGCCTGTTCCGTAGATGGTCTACTTGAACCTTACCATGTAGAGTAATAACGGTGGTTGATCCATATCCAACCCGAGTTCGCAAGCGCGACAGACGTGCTCCTGATACTGTTGTCTTCACGACACACAGCGAGGGGCATACGACAACTGGTCCGCCAGGAGGGACTTATCTCTCCCAAACGACTAATTGGCGTGCGTGCTTGTGGACCCGTAGGGAGTGGTGTGAGGATTCTAATCACCGGCAGACCTATGTGACGATACCGGGCCCTTCAGTAGAAATAGTGAAGGGCACGATGACTCGCAAGGACTCCGGTGGTCCTCTTTGGCTAAGGCGCTCTACTAGAGAGCACTTTCCAACTCCTGTTCCCACCTTCGAGACCCACCAGGGTACCGAAGGTCCAGGCAACTGGACTAAGGGATACGAAGCAGGATACCAAATGATCGGAGGAGCATCTTTCGGTAGTGGACTCACGTCTAATACCGGAACTGCTATCGTGCCTACTTATGGCACGGTCCCTAGCAAGAACCTCATAGACTTCGGTCTATGGGGGCCTAAAGCTTGGGAGAGGTACAAACCTTTAAATCCAAAGGTAAGTACTTCACAGTTTGTAGCTGAACTCCGACAACTCCCATCTCTGTTCTTTCATATAGCTTCGCGTTGGCCCAGTATGAAGGGCCTTGGCAAGGACTATTTGAACGTTCAGTTTGGTTGGCTACCCTTTCTCCAGGATGTGAAAGACTTCATACTTGCAGTCTTCAACTTCCAGGAACGGTGGGCTCAGGTCCTCAAAGACAATGAGAAACCCGTCCATCGTGAAGGGCCCGTTATGAAGACCGAACAATCCGAGATTACGTCGTCGTCGTCGGGGATAGGGTTTGATATCCTAGCTCCGGCGTTTTCAACGGCGGCGTATGTCAAGGCGTTCGGTTCTGCCTCGGCTGTTCCTTGGTCGAAAACAGTAACTACCACGATATCCCAGAAGTATTGGTTTTCTGGGACGTTTAGGTATTACATTCAACCGATCGGCTCTCTGCGATATTACGAGCAGATGGCCCGTATAGCCTATGGTGTCGACTTGACACCTAGGTTATTGTGGGAACTAATGCCGTGGAGCTGGCTTGCCGACTGGGTATCCAGTTTTGGTGCTTCTATTAGCAACTTGACTGAGTACAACATCGACAATCTAGTTGCTGAGTACGCATATACCATGGGCCACTACGTTGTCTCAACAGAGACTGCGTGGAGTAATGGCTGGGGTACCGCCCGCTTCGTTCAAACTGACGAAGTTAAGGCACGTAATCAAGCAACTCCCTTTGGGTTCGGTGTGTCGCTGGGCTCCTTTACCCTGCGACAACAAGCAATCTTGGCTGCACTCGCTCTATCGCGTATGTAGTCTCTCCCCCATTGCGGGGAATTAAAAACAAAACAACGAATCGAGTAGACTGCCATGTTTGCAGACCCCCAGACAATCACTATCAACGCCATTGCTAATACGCTTCCGCGTACTCAAGCTGGTGTTGACGCTGGACTTTTTAGTAAAGATGATGGTAACGTTAAGTTGTCCATCAAGGATACTTATTCCAGCCGTACTCGTAGACTTGTGCGTCTCGACATCCGCAAGGTTGCCGCAGACCCACTCGCCACCGGGTATAACAAGGAATACGCCATGTCTGTGTATCTCGTGATCGATCACCCTCCTGTAGGGTTCGCGATTGCCGAGATTAAACAGCAGGTCGATGGCCTTGTCGCGTGGTTGGCTGCATCTTCGGGGGCCAATGTCACCAAAGTTATTGGGGGCGAGGTCTAACTCGCTTCCAGCTTGCCTTCTACAGCGTCTCCTCACGGAGGACTGTCGGGGGCATTTTGGATTGGCATGGTAACTGTGAAATCATGGCTTGAGGAATCTTTACACCCCTTCTTATAGGAGCAAAAGATGAAAAGCCTGACGTCACTGGTTCGAAGCATACTCGAAGACATCGAGTATGGATGTGGTACCAGCACCACTCGTGATTTTCTTACGATCACGAGGCGTGTCGAGCATGAAGGTGTTAGTTTTCTCACTATCACCCTACCTAACTTTGCTAAAGACTTTGAAAGATGTCTAGAGCTTGGAAAGGTTGACTCAACCTTCTTTTTGTCCTTCAAAAGACAGAAAGGAGGAGCTCTCCCTAGATTTCTGCAGGGTTTGCTAAGTCTTGTGTTCGACATGAAGACTGGCGTTCTTCTGAATAAACCTGATATTTGCGCCATCGCGGACATTCGGCAGGTATGCCTTATGTTCAAGAAGGTTCTGCTTGAGTGCTCTGAAGAGAGAACAAAAGCCGCATTTAGGGGGTACATTCAGACCGAGAACGAACTGGAACAAGCTGAGGCCGCGTTAAGCGAAAGAGATCGTAAAGATTTCTTAGCCATGTCGCGTTTGATTTGGAGTGACTGGGACCTCCAATACTCTCGATTAAGAGCACTGGAGGACAACCTTGTCAACTTTCGTCATGTGCCTAAGCATGGGCCTGGGGCTACTGCAGAACGTATATCCGGAAACCGGAAGTACGATTTACTGCGTTGGCACACCAGACTGGAGCCAAACTTTCCCGTCGACCTTTTCGGTGTCTGTCGACCCGATCTGGCCCACGATGGGCTGGCTTCCGTTCAGTTCGTTGACCCTGATGCCGAGCAACCCGTAAGGGTTATCACGGTACCTAAGACGCTGAAAACACCGAGAATCATCGGGATTGAACCTGTGTGTATGCAATACACACAACAGTCCCTCCTTGAACTCTTGGTCCATTCAGTCGAGACACATCGATTCTCTGCTGGTTCTGTAAATTTTACTTCGCAGAACTTCAACAGAGATCTAGCTAGAATTTCTTCGGAAGGAATCCTTAATCTTGCGACTTTGGATTTATCTGAAGCTAGCGATCGTGTGTCTTGTAGCCTGGTCTATGACATGCTTGATGGTCTCCCTAATCTTAGAGAGGCTGTCATGTCGTGTCGTTCAACCAGAGCTGACATTCCTGGATTTGGCGTTAAAGTCATATCCAAGTTTGCGTCTATGGGGTCTGCGTTATGCTTTCCAATAGAGTCGATGTTTTTCTACACATTGATTCAACTGGCGATGCATCGCGCACAGAACGTTAGACCCTCTTCTGCCTCTGTCTTGAGGTTTAAAGAGGGTGTGCGAGTCTACGGGGACGATCTCATTGTTCCCGTGGATATGGTAGAATCTGTCATCAAGATCCTTAAGACCTACGGTCTCAAGGTGAACGAAAGCAAGAGTTTCTGGAACGGTAAGTTCCGTGAATCTTGCGGTATGGACGCCTACGACGGTCAGTGTGTTACACCAACATACGTTCGACGTTTGCCGCCCAGTGACAGACAGTGCGCACATGAGATAGTTTCTTGGACAGACCTCTCGAACCAGCTTTATAAGCGTGGCTACTGGAGGGCTGCCGAGTACTGCCGAAAAGTGGTCGAATCCGCCTTAAAACGGAAGCTGCCATTTCTAGGTAGTCTATCTGCAGGGCTAGGGCTGCACACATTTAAAGAGTGGGTGCAGTCTGATGGCTGGTGTCAAAAACTACAGAGATTTGTCGTCTCTGCGGCGATCTTCACCAGCAAGCCGCGTCCATCTGAGTTAGACGGATACGGTGCTTTGCTCAAGCACTTCCTTCGACGTTCGGAACTTCCGAATGAAGATAAAGAGCACTTGAAGCGCGCTGGGCGTCCCTTACACGCTCACATCAAAGTAAGGAGGGTCCCCGGGTATTGATTCCCGGTGGAGGTCCGATTTCGAACGGACCGCGAGGAGAAAACTGGTTCTAACTATTGAACCACTAATCTCTGGAGGAGTGCTTTTGCTGCTCTCACTAGTTGGTTGCTGAAACAAAACTCACAAAAGAATTTTGTGTTTTTGTCTTGGACATATCGGGATATGTTACCCAATATGGTGTACTTGGC